TCAGGCTTCCACTGTACGCATCAGGGTTGCCAGCTCATCTTTCACTGACTGGACCTGCGGGCCGATAACCACCTGCAAATTATGTTGATTTAACTGTACCACGCCGATGGCCCGGTTGGCTTTCAGGGCGTTGGTGTCCACTTTCGACATGTCCGCCACCGACAGGCGCAGTCGGGTGATGCAGTTATCCAGAGAGGTAATGTTATCCGCACCGCCCAGCGCCGCCAGAATAGCAGGGGTGTTATAGCCGGACTTACCCACGGTACCTGCAACAGCCTGCTCAACGCTGCTGGCGGTATCGGTATCCCGCCCAGGCGTTTTGAGGTTAAAGCGGGTGATGGCGAAGCGGAAAATTCCGTAGTACACCGCGAACCAGATAGCGGCGACCACCGGTACCAGGTACCACTTAGTCGACAACCCGTGCAGGATCCCGAACACCACAAAGTCGATGACGTTGCCGTCGGTATTCCCGATGGTGACGCCCAGCACCGCCATCACGGTGAAGCCCAGACCGGTCAGTACCGCGTGGATGAGATACAGCACTGGCGCGACAAACAGGAACAGGAATTCGATTGGCTCCGTTGTACCGCCCACGACACAGGCGATGACCCCGGAAATCAGCAGCCCTTTAATTTTATGGCGGTTTTCCGGACGAGCACAGTGATACATGGCCAGCGCCGCACCCGGCAAGCCGCCGAGGAAGGCCGGCATTTTACCCTGTGACAGGAAGCGGGTCGCACTTTCAGAGAAGCCGTGCGTGGTCGGGCAGCTCAGCTGTGCCTGGAAGATGGTCAGCGCACCGCTCACATCGTGTCCGCACACCTCCATTGTGCCGCCCGCTTCGGTAAAGCGGATCAGCGCCACCAGAATATGTTGCAGACCAAACGGCAGCAGCAGACGTTCGCCGGTTCCGAAGATCATCGGACCAAAATCGCCCGCACCGTTGATGATGCGGCCAATCCCGTTAATCCCCAGCGCAAAGACTGGCCAGATCAGCGGAATAATAAGGCCAAACAGACCCATGACCACAAGGGTTACAATGGGTACAAAGCGGGTGCCCCCGAAGAACGCCAGCGCATCAGGCAGGCGGATATTGTGGAAGCGCTCATGCAGCATCCAGATAATCACCCCGGCGATCACCGCACCGAGGATCCCGGTATCAATGGACTGAATTCCGATAACGCTCTGAATGTTGTTCGCTTTAAGCACGGCGGCATCGGTAGTGGGCAGAATCCCTTTAGCCGTCAGCCAGAAGTTCACCGCAAGGTTCATTACCGCATAACCGACAAACCCGGCAAAGGCGGCCACGCCTTTGTTCTCGCGTGCCAGACCCAGCGGGATAGCAATACAGAACATCACCGGCAGGAAGCTGAAGGCGAAGGAGCCGACTTTACTCATCCAGATGAATCATGATTGAAGTGATATTAATATGTTAAATCAGATAGTTAAGGTTATGCGGTTTTTCTATGGGGCATCAGTGGGGCATTTTGAGTAAATGATGCGTTCAAAATGCCCACCTGGTCATGGTTATTCTCGGTCATCCATTTACCGTAAACCGTGAATAGCATTTGCGCTGACGAATGGCCCATCTGGTGCGCAACGAAATTTGGGTTCGCTCCGGCGACCAGTGCCCAGCACGCATATGTGTTCCTGGTTTCATAAGACCGTCTTTGTCGGACGCCTGCACGACGCAGGGCAGTGCGCCAGGCTGAATTAATGGATCCGGGGACGTAGCACATCGTCTTCTTACCGTTCATTGAAGTAATGGACGGCGAGAATATAAAGGTGCATTCATCGGTTCTCTTTTTTTTGTATTCCCGTAGGCTGACGCTTACCTTGTGGGATGCCATCATTCTGGTCAGTGGCATTTGCGCCTTGAGTGCATCAATTGCTGGCTGGGTCAGCTGTATTGTTCGAATCCCGGCGTTGGTTTTTGGCAGGGTGAAGTTTCCCTTCAGGGAATAGTTCCGTGACACTGTAACAGTCCAGTTGACAGTATCCACATCCTCCCAGGATAACGCGCTTAGTTCGCCATGCCTGACGCCTGTATTTACCGCAAAGATAACCATATTCTGAAACTGTAGCGTTGGGCAGGCCGCAACCACTCTCTGATACTCATCAGAAGTAAGAGGATCTGGAATGGGTCTTTCTTTTGCGAGAGGGGTAATACCTGCCATCAGATCGGTTTTCAGGTAGCCACTTTTGAAAGCAAAGCTCAGCATCCCGCCAAGGCATGCCATATAGCTATTGACTGTAGGAACGCTTCTTCCCTTTTTGGGTGGATGATTTAGGCCATGTCTGGTCTTCTGCCAGCCGTTCAGTAGCTCCTTCCTGGCACTAAGGATATCTTCAGTGTTCAGGCTGCCGATATACCTGTGCTCACCAATTGTTTCGATAGTGGTTGTGAGGTGGCAATCGTAACGCCTCAACGTCCCGAGGCTAAGCTCCATCTCCTTAAGCCCAAGCCATTTCGATTTCAGTTCAAGTAGTGAGATTTGCTTTCTGACAGTGCTGAATTTCTCTGCGTTCGATGAATCAGGGAATTGCGAGGCATAATTGAATGTGCCTGTCTTTATCGCAAAGCAGACTGAAGCCCGAAGTTCGCCTGCCATTTTCCTGTTTTTTGGCGTGTCAGGAACGCCGAGATTTTCCCTGACACGCTTCCCCTGATATATGAACCATATGCGTAACGATTCGCCATGAACCTCTACGCCTGTTGGGTAACGAGTTCGTTTCCTGCAAGAGGTAAGTCAGCGCTATCGAGAGGTTTCGGCCAGCCACCCACGGATGGAAGTTTCTCTATCAAACTTGCTAAAAGCGTCATTTTAATTCCTCATGCCGCGCGCTGGGCACGCAGTGATTTAATGTGCTCGCTCGTCTCCAGTTCGGCGCGTATCTGTGACGCCTCACGGTGATCGAGGTGCTCAAAGTTATTGTTGAATCGGTCGATTGAAGCGGTGTTGATCCGGCCCTGTCGCCAGTAGCGGACTATTTGAGAAGTGCAACTGTGGATGATGACGGGCCAACCGTGCTGGTCAGCGTAAATCTGACCTCGTTGAATTAGCTGGAACATTGGTAAGCTCCTGACTGCGTTTTAATTCCTCGCGGTATGCAGCTACCTCTTTAGCTTTCCTTTTCTGCCGTGGTGATGGCTTTGCGTGCTCCCAAACAAAAGGCCAATTGCTACCCCACACCAACCAGCGTCTATTGCTGATTCGATATGTGTTATTGATGTGAGCACCAAGCAGCCTACGCGCTTGACCGGGAGATGATTCAAAAGGGTATATCGTCGTCGAAATCCATTGGTGGTTCGTTAGATGGGCCTGGTGCCGACTGCTGCTGTGCGCGAGACCGTGCACCGCCGCTGAATTGATTTCCGCCCTGCGTTTGGCTGCCACCTGCTGGTGCCGCTCCACCGCCCTGACGTCCACCAAGCATCTGCATCGTGCCACCGACGTTTACCACCACCTCAGTGGTGTACTTCTCAACGCCTGCTTGATCTGTCCATTTGCGGGTGCGCAACTGACCCTCGATATAGACCTGAGATCCCTTGCGCAGGTATTCCCCGGCCACCTCAGCCAACTTTCCGAACAGAACGACGCGGTGCCATTCCGTTTGCTCTTTGAGCTCGCCAGTGGCTTTATCTCGCCATGACTCCGATGTCGCCAGCGTCACGCTGCATACTGCGCCGCCGGACGGAAGATAACGAACCTCGGGGTCTTGCCCGAGGTTGCCGACGAGGATCACTTTGTTGATGCCCTTTGCCATTTAAGCCGCCTGTTTAAGTTCTTTTAGTCGAATGCCGGTGACGTCTTTGCATTTGTTCTGGTGCTCAGCAAAGCCGTTAAGTAATTTCCAGGTATCTTCATAGCGATGCTTAAGGCGATCGCTATCATTTTCCGAGCTGGCGTATTCAGAGAATTCGGCGAGGATTTTGTCCGCATCCACTGACTGAGGTGCCTGGTCTTCCTGCTGGAGACCATCATGAGGTTGCTGGTTCTGCTCAATCTGTGTTCCTGATGGCAATGCCCATCCAGGGAGCGCTGGCGCTTTCCAGTAGAACACGCCAACCTCTTTTGATTTGGCGTACTGGAACCCGGGCGCGCGCGTTGCAGAAACCACTGCGAAGCCTTCTTCCAGGTTGTAGAGGTAACGACCAATACCCCATTGCACGGCGGCGCGCTTCATGGCACCAGAGCGACCACCTTTCACAGCTTCAACCTGTGTGTTTTCTGCCGCATCCCACTTAGTGATCCACTCGCCTTCAACCTTGATGGAAATACCGCACTCAACGCCGCCATTGTTCGGAATATCTCGGTACTCGTTACGCCAGCCAGCCTTGCCGCATACTTCATCCAGCCGCTTCATGATTGCGCGGTTAGTTACGTAAGCCAGCACCTTTGCCCAGATGCCGTTATTGTTTTTTCCCGCCTGCTGAATGCGCCACTCAATATCCTCACTGGCAAATGGCGCATCTAATTCATCAAGGTTCATGTGTAATTCCCCGCAAATTCATCCCAGCTAATGACCGGATTCTGCCGCTCGGCGGCCAGGTTAACTGGCTCGTCATCACCCTCTGGCTTTTCCGGCAGCACGTCGCGCATAAGGCGAAGGAACGACTCTTCATCCCACCGTTCTGCTGCCGTCATGCTGCACGCTCCTGATGAACGATGACGTAACCCTGTTCAGCCAGCCACTCGATGACTTCTGCGCCGTCGAGCTGGGGGAGGACGTCACGGGTTTTAACGGTGCCGGCCAGCACAACGCCTTCCATCTCTACTTTGATGGTGTTGTGGGGGCCGACGGACGTGCGCATGTCTACGCACTCGCATGTGATATTCATGAGTCACCTCAGTAATGAATTGAACTGTTTCTGACTTGCCGTTTAGCCAGCAACTCAACGGCTTTTCGAGCAAACTCTTCCGGAATTCCGCCTTTAACAAAATCATCCTTGGCTTCGTTGTTAATGCGCTTCTGATGAGCGATGTTAGCCGCGCGAGCTGCCGCCTCATCAGCAATCCTCTTATCTTCGGCCAGGCGCTTTTCTTCTGCCTGCCTTGCCTTCAGGCGCTCGGCTTCAACCGCCGCGGCTTTTTCGCGTTCCGCCCGGGCTTCTGCTTCCTGCTTCTCGCGTTCCGCACGCTGTTCCGCTTCGACGCGCTGGCGTTCAGCCTGCTCTGCACGTGCTTTCTCTTCAGCTTCACGGCGCGCTGCAGCTTCTATCTCTGCTTTGTGCTTCGCTTCGGCATCGCGGCGGGCTTGCTCTGCCGCTTCCTGCTTGATGCGTTCTTCGTGCTCGCGTTGAGCCTGTTCCGCCAGTCGGCGCTGCTCTTCGCGGTCACGGTCGAAATCCTTGTTCATCAGCAGGGCCATTTCGTGGTCTGCCTCGATCTGCGCGGCGCGCTGGTGGTCGAACTCTTCGTTCATCACCAACGCTTCGGTGTGCAGCGCGTTCATGGCTTCTTCAGCCTTAATGCGTTCCTGCTCGGCTTCCCATTCGGTGAGTGGTCGGCGGGTGGCGTCGCGTAGCTCGTCGCAGGCATCAACGAAACGCTTAATTTCGGCCTCAGCCGGACGCACAGCCTCTTTCAGGCGCTTCAGGTACTCACGTCCTGGCTTTTCAATTGCCGTCTTGCTGCGGGACACCTGCGCCGCCAGAGAGGCGACACGGTCACGGCCTTTCTTCGTGGACAGGTCCGGCACTTCGTTTACTGCCTGGCGGATTTGCTCGAGATAAGCGTCAAGGCCGCCAGCTACGTAAAGCACTGGCGCCTGCTCCGGCTTGATTTCGATGACAGTTAAGTCCGTTACTTCGCTCATGGTTTCTCCTGAAATTTGGGTGTGCAGATCCCGCCCGCAAAAAGCCAGGCCGATCGGTTGAATAGGGGGTTAGTGCTGGATAGGGTTGCCGTGACCGTCCAGAAGGACGTCAATCACGCAGTCACTGAGGCGGATGATTTCTGCGTCGGTGTGCAGGTACACCCATTTGCGCTCCTGAATGACCGCTGAGACGCGATAGGTTCGGCCTTCATGCATTGCCATCATGCCGGGCGTGACACACTGGCGAATGATCGGGGTGGTGCCGTAGTGGTTGATCATACCTTCACCTCAACCTGTTCAAGCAGCCCGGCCAGCGCCATCTGCTGACGGTTCATGGTGAGTGACTCGCGCAGCTTATCGACCGATGAGAGCTGCCACTCGTTATCGTTGAGCTTTTTGGCGGTGTACTGCTTGCCGTTGTGGGTGACTGTCATGATTCAGTCTCCAGGTGTCCGTTGCTGCGCAACCATGCGATAACTTCATCTACATCAAGCCGTTCAAGAATGTCTTCGATGTGACCAGCGGCCTCAGCCCAGTCTATGTAGTCATCAAGATCAATTTCCTGAAAGAGCGCCTTGCCTTCAATTTCAGAGACAAGGTCTGAGAGTTCCACGCCACGAACTTCTAAATTGACGTGGTCGCGGTAACCACTTATTGAAACATCAATACCTGTAGCGTTCACTTCAAAATCAATTGTCATAAATCCTCTTGGCCTTATCGCGGCGAACGGAACGGTTAATACAAGACTTCAACGCATTTATTCAGTGTTTCAATGGGCGGTGGATGGCCGCCGGTTGTCATAACTTGAGCCACTCGTAAATGACTCCAGGTATGAAAAAGGCCGCCTACCTGGCAGCCTCAACTTGAATGAGTGCCGGGATGTTTAGCCACGCCCGGCGCGTGATTTCCTTCACTTTCCACAGTCAAAGGAATGCCGTAGACTGGATATTCCACAGTCAATAAAAGGATTTCTTTATGTCCATGAATGTATTTGCAGGAAAGAGAACTGAGGAATCAGTGGCATATGATTTAGCGCTGACGCTTGCAGTAAAAGACCCATCCGCCAACACGCCAGAAGCTTTAATTGAGCGCATTGCTGATTTGCTTCCTGCCTGTCGTGAAGCAGCAAAGGAAAAGTACAAAGCAGAAGCACCTACGCCTTTTGGGATCGCTATAAAACGATAACTGATGCCAGGGCAGTCTCCAGTGCTGCCTTTATCAAATTCTGCCGATACCAGTGGTCATCTGATGCCCCTTTAACCGCTTCTTCAGTAGCAGCATAAGCTGCGTCAGCTGCTAAAATTACGCCATTGTTGCTTTTAAACATCGCTACTTCATCGTTTTTTATATCCATCACCATCACTTCAAATAAGTGGAGTAGATTTGCCGTCAGCCCCTCGCAAAGAGCTGCTGGTAAAGCTTCCCCGATGTTCGGGAACTGAGCAGCAAACCATTCCGGCTCGGTAAGGTGGCGTTAACCACCCCAGCGATCGCCCCTCTGAATTCTGCCGATATGTGATTTGCTGACGTTGAACATATCGGCAATCTGTTTTTGCGTTTTCTTTCCCTTAAGCCGTTTTATTTCATCAACGTCAGAACTACTTAATTTCGCTCTTGGGTTTAACTCGCCGTGACGGTGGCAACTTCTACCCTTAAGTGCCATATCATTCATATTGTCCTGATGGGTGCCAATTCGTAGGTGAGAAGGATTGATACACTTTGGGTTGTCACACTCGTGCATAACAATCAAGCCGCGAATGTCATCCAATGTGAGTCCGTTTGCCTCGCAATAAGCCTTCCTGTGAAGCTTTATTGATACCGTTTTACCGTTAACCTTAGTCGTGGTAATTCCGTATTTTCTGTTCTGTTTGTGTTCGACACATGCACTTAACATATCGACCTCTTTTGATAAAAATCATTAGGTTAAGTATTCGTGTGTAGTCAGCGCCAACTCCCTGCCAGTGTTGCCCGTTCTCACGCCGTTCTCGCTCTCGCGCGGGGATACTCTCTCACCGACCGGATCGCACCCGGTGATACAGCACGTTTACGTGTAGGGGTCTTAACAGGTCATTGACGCTGTAAATCTGTATGTTGTTAAAAAGCAGGCGACTTGCTGTCCGCCGCTGGCTAACTTCGCTCAGCTGTCGATGTTTCGTTTCGATGGATTAAAGATAACCTTAGTTATGAGTGATGGCAATAACCTAATTTATAATATCAATCACATAAGTTATAAATTAATGATAACTAAATGAATTTATTTTTGTAAATCATGAGTGCTATGCTTAAAAAAACAGCAGGAGGGATGTGCATGGTTCTGGATGAAGAGCGTATAAGCATGAAAATTCAGGCGATGGGGCGGGCGGTGATGGAATTGTCACTGGCTGAATTACCCATGACCCAGCAAAACATCATCGACAAGCTGAAGCAGTACCGGAAGGAAACAGGAAACGTGATAGGGAAGGGAGCTAACAGGGATGCTGCGGAGTTGGTGAGGAAGGGGCAATAAAAAAGCCCGCACGGGCGGGCAGGTAGTGTTGCGATAGTTATTGTTATCAGCTTCAGGCTGGATAGTTATCGGCAGAATGGGGGATAGCTTTATGGGTGGGCAATAAAAAACCCGGCGCGGTGGCCGGGTTAGTTTAGGCGACGAGTGATTCTATCCAGGTGTCCCTGCTGTGGAAAGGGAGCACTAAAGCTGTGTCATTGAAAAGCAATGATAACTGCTGTAATTCAGGTGTTAAGCCATCACTATCAACAATCACAAATCTATTGCTTATGGCTGGGACTGCCTGGCTTAAATCCACTATTTTCCCCACAGTTGAGTGAGCAGTATTCCAGCCTTTACTGCTGGATAAGCTGACTGTAAACCCTCGCTTTGGAGCTACAAGTGGAGACTCATTTCTTAAGGTTAATGGAACGGTGATGTTATGCCCGCTAATGCCCCGCACCTTCTCTTTTAGTGCCAATCTTGTACCAAGTCCTACGGATTTTAGATAACTAATCACGCATTTTTCAAACTTATCATCTTTAACTTCCGCATACCAATCAGCGGTTTGAGCAGATGCCAGCAGTCCACCTCTTATGACGCTAGCCGTAACCTGCCCAACAGAAAGCTCATCGGCCCAGGCGGATATTTCGCCAGAATCATTCAGAGTGATGCCCTGCGATGCGAGAGATGACCTTATCAAGTCAATTTTCTTTTTCGTCAGGTGGATGCCTCTAGCCTCAATGTTCATTAACGTGTCGCAGTAATCGGTGATCCTATACTGACCACTCATTTCCTGAACAAATACACTTATGTGCTCACTATCGTCATAGTAAGTAAATGGGCTAACAACGCGCAGCAACGTGTCGCTCATTGGGTGGCATTCAAACCCGAGCTTAGATATTACTGTTGAACACGTTACATTTCCCATGATAGCTGACCTGATTTGTCTTGATTTGGTAAAGGCGGTTGGCCTTCATAAGTGATATTAAGCGCCCGACAGAAATAATTCCAGTAGCCCAAAAAGTCATCTGGGCTGATGTCGGTATCGAGTTTTAGTGCTATCTCCTCACCGGCCGCTTCGAAGTACATGTGATAGTGCGGGCCGCGAGCAACCTCAACAAAGTCCGGATGATTAATTATAGATCTATTGCGGTGAGGCTTGTTATCAGCTGGGTATGGGTCGAGAGCATAAATTCGCTTATCATGAAAAAACATGACAAAAGAAAGCTTCACGATATCAACACCTTCAACGATAGGTGCGCGCCAATGCAGCATGAATCTTACGCCAGTTATTGGATTGCCATTATCATCAAAAGCCTTGAGATCCAGCTTAAACCAGATCGGAGTGCGGCCCTCGCTACCATTCCAAGTAACACCATTAAAGGTTACTTTTTTGGGACGAGAAATGGCCTGATCAACCTCTTTCTGAGTAGGCTTAAAGTCACCTTTTTTAGCCACTGATTGATATCATCCTGAATATTATTGTCATGTGAGCGCTTATAGACGCTCAATATCTACTCACCAGCTATACGCCGACCAAAACACCTTGCCGATCAGACCAGCCGCAGCTTCGTCTCTAACCAAAAGTCTCTTCCGGCCACTGCTACAGTTTGTTGTAAGCTATCGATTCGTGAATAAGCGCTTTACCCATGATGTATAGCTGGTCCTGATTTTCTTCTGTCACATACCAATCTTTGTAAGCCGGATTATCTGAAAGCACGGCTAACTGCAGGCCCTGCATCTGCAGGCGCTTGACATGGAAGTGCTGCCCGAAGACAAATGCGTATACTCCGTCAACCTTGAAGTTCCTCACCGAAACGTCAAAGAACAGGCGATCTCCCGACTGAATCGTTGGGCGCATGCTGTCACCGTCTACGGTCATCACCTTCACATCATTTTGAGTGCGGTTCCCGAAAAGAGATCTGGCATGCTCAGTTGTGAACTCAATAGCATGCAGGACCTCAACAAATTCAGAAATCATAAAAGACCCCGGACCAGCGCTTACTTTCAGGTCTAAAACATCAACCCGAAAGACATCAATTGTTTCCGAGACCGGTTGGGCCGCCGATGGCACATTACCATCAATCCGCATTTCCCCCACTCCAGAACTAAGCCATTCCGGCCTTACACCCAGAGCATGAGCTAGCTCGACCATCTTACGGCTGCCGCTCGTTTTACCTGACGTCATCTTTTGAATTGCAGGCTGGGATATACCGACTTTATCAGCCAACTGTCCTTGAGATATGTCAGCGGCCGACATAGCCGCGTTCAGTCGTTCTGCAAATGTTTTCATCTTATCAATATATAACCGAGGTTATGTAGAGTAAAATAACAAAGGTTATGGACAATACCCATAACTTGGGTTATCTTTTCATTAATCCAGTAATCGGATAGGTAAAATCCATGAACAAAGTTATTCAACGAGCTTTAGAAATCGTTGGCAGCCAGAAGCGACTCGCAGATATTTGCGGCGTTAGCCAGCCAGCGGTTCACAAGTGGCTTAACGGTGGTTCCGTATCTCCGGAAAAAGTAACAGCCATCGTAAACGCTACTGGTGGCGAGATTAAGGCACACGAAATTCGACCTGATCTTCCCGACCTGTTTCCACACCCAGAGAACCATGCCGCTTAACGGCGGCCCTAACCACGAAAGGGAAAGCAATGCATTCACTTGCGTATCAACAAGGTAACAAATTTTCGCCAACGGCGATGATTTACCAGAATCGCCGGGAACCTGATTCCAAGGCGTTAAACATCGATGGGATCCGAGCGGCAGTACGCGCCTGGGCAGCTGATTGCCGCAGCCGTGAATTTGTCGCAGCGCTGATTGTGGAAGAGTGGCGGGCAACTGGCGGCACTGGGCTGGATATCCCGACTGACTCGCACCGCCAGATGCAGAAGGTGTTTCGCTGGATTGATGGCGATACCGAATATGCCGCCAACAACATTCGCCAGCTGACACCGGCAATCATGGCCGTGCTGCCGGTTGAGTATCGCACTCGCCTGATCGGTGCCGATTGCAAAATGTCTCGTCTGGCTGAAGCCGAGAAAGAACTCGCAGAGGCTAAACAGGCCGTGCTGCTGGACGCACCAGAGCATCAGAAGCTGAAAGAGGTAAGCGAGGGTATAGCGTCGCTGTTCCGCCTCATGCCGGAGCAGGTAGGCCCACTGATGACGATGGTCACGTCGATGTTGGGGGTAATGTGAGAACTACAGAAATGGCGAAAGCCGGTCTGCGCGAACAGAACCGACTTTCTGGTGCAAATGCAGATAACAATTGCGGAGTTAAGTATGTCAAATACCGCTGAAATTATCAAATTCCCTGCGCAGAAACCGGCGCAGCAGGAGAATCGCATGGCCGATCTGGAAAATGGCTATCTTCGCCTTGCTAACCAGATTCAGGATGCCCTGTGTTTCGTAGAGCTTTCGGGGCGTGAGTTCCGCGTGCTGAATGCTATTGTTCGCCTGACGTATGGCTGGTCCAAGAAAGAGGACCGGATCACCAACAGCCTCATTGCAGATAAAACCAGACTGGCCGTTAAGCACGTTTCTGAAGCTGTGCTCAGCCTGGCTTATCGCAACATCATTAAGATGCGCAGAATCGGGCAGACACGTTACATCGGGATCAACACGCTCCTGGATAGCTGGGCTTACACAAAGCCAAAATGTGCAAAGTGCCCGGTCAGTTTTCCGGTCGCTGAAGCTGTAACGCATGTTATTACCATCCCTGAAATCGGGGATAGCAAGATCACCCCACAAACCATCCCTGAAAACAGGGATAACCATCCCCAAGAACAGGGAGAGGTATCCCTGAAAACAGGGAACACCAAAGACATTCTTCCAAAGACAAATATAAAACCTAATACCCCCTCTAATCCCCCAAGGGGGAAGGACAAGTTTGATCCGCTCAGTGTTGACGTTCCTGAGTGGCTAAATCAAACCGCCTGGCAGGAATGGGTTGCTTACCGCAAACAGTCTGGCAAGCCGATCAAAACTGAGCTGACCGTCACCAAGGCGTTCAAGCTGCTGAAAGAGTGCCTGGAAGACGGACACAATCCGGTCGACGTGATCAACACCAGTATTGCGAACGGTTAGTCGAGGGGGCGATTACCGGCACTGTTGCGGCATATGTCGCGCTTGCAGTGGCTGTAGCATCGGTAGCTTACTCGGTTTACATGTCACGCAACATGAAGACCAAAACCTCCGCAGAAGCCGCAGAGACCAATACGCTTACAAACAACTCATTTACCAGTGCTGAGAACCGGGTGGGGCAGGGCCGGGCGGTGCCACTTCTCCTGGGGGAAATGGAGGTCGGTTCGAACGTTATTTCTCTCGGTATCGACACAAGTAACAACCAGGACTGGACGGAATCTATTAGCTAAGGTGGCATTATGTCTTCAGGCGGCGGAAAAGCATCAACCCCAAAACTTCTCGACGATAACCTCAAATCAAAGCAATTTTACCGGGTGCTGGACCTCATCAGCGAAGGTCCTATCTACGGGCCAGTTGATCAGGAACATCTGTCATCGTTCAAACTCAATAAAACCCCCGTAACTGATGCAACAGGCAGTGTTAGCGTAAATGGTGTCAGTGTCGCCTGGCGTCCTGGCTCCGAGACGCAATCACCAATTAATGGCTTTTCTGCTATTGAAGCAACCACCATCGTAAACACCGATGTAACCCATGACACCCCGCTGGTTCGCACCATTACCGATCAGGACGTTACCCGGGTGCGGTTTAACGTTGGTGTGACCGGACTGGTCGAGCAGGACACCAAAGGCAATCAGAAAAACACGTCCGTCACTCTGGTGTTGGAGAGCAGAACTGGCGCTTCAGGCTGGGTTATTGAAAAGACCGTGACCATCACCGGGAAGATATCAGGCGAATATCTTGAGGCCCATCTTATTGATGCTCCAGATATCAAGCCGTTTGATATTCGCGTTCGCCGCATTACACCGGACAGCAGCAGCGATTTGCTGTCCAACGGCACTACCTGGAATAGCTACAGTGAAATCACCGACGACAATCTGAGCTATCCATTTTCAGCCATCGCTGGAGCCGTTATTGACCGCGACCAGTACACTGACACTCCAAGCCGCACCTACCATCTTCGCGGACTGATTGTGTCTGTACCAGACAACTATGATCCGATAGCACGCACCCACTCCGGTTTATGGCTGGGTGGATTTAAGCAGGCATGGACTAACAACCCGGCATGGTTGTTCAGAGAGCTGGCGAAGAATACCCGCTTCGGACTGGCTAAACGTGCCGGATACATCGATGTGGATGACGGCGCGCTGTATATTCTGTCTCAGTATTGCGATCAGCTTGTTGATGATGGGTACGGTGGCAAAGAGCCACGCATGACGCTTAACGCTTACATCACAGAGCAGGCCAGCGCGCGTGACATTCTGGACAAGATTGCAGGCATGTTCCGTGGCATAGCGCTGTGGGACGGGATGCGCCTGTCCGTAATGCTGGACGCTCCACAGGATCCGATTGCGACAATCACGAACGCCAACGTTGTGAATGGCGAGTTCAAACGAAGCTCTGTAAAGCGTTCAGAGAAATACAATGCGGTTGTAGTGTCCTGGACTGACCCCGACAACGGATGGGAGCAGGTGAAAGAGTACGTTTCCGACGATGAGATGATAGCCAAAGGGAACTACAACGAAACCACTCTGGAGGCGTTTGGCTGCACCTCTCGCGGACAGGCATGGCGGGCAGGTAAATGGCTGCTGGAAACAGCAAAGCGTGAAAGCAGCAGACTGTCTTTCCAGATGGCACGCGATGCCATCCACTTCACGCCGGGTGATATCGTTGAGGTCATGGATAATGACTACGCAGGAACTCGCCTCGGGGGGAGAATTGTTTCTCATTCCGGGAGGGTGATAACGGTTGACGCGGTTGATTCCTCGGTAGTAACGGACGGCTCCACTATGTCGATTATGGGGAGGGACGGAAAGTTCTCTCGCTATGAGATTGATGGCGTTAACGGAAACAACGTCACACTCAAAAACGAACCTGAATGGGTGAGGGCGGGAACTGTATTTGCCATTTCAACCGCAAGCGTTGCGATTCGCCTTTTCCGGATACTGAGCGTTGCCGAAACGGAAAACAACTCCGTATACAGCATAACGGCCTCATTGCACGACCCCAACAAACAGGCCATCGTTGACGAGGGTGCAGTGTTTGAAGTTCCCAGCGATACGCTGAACGGCTACCGCGTGCCTAACGTGGAAAACCTGCGAATCCTGAACACAAATACCGAGACCGTCCAGGTTACAGCAACGTGGGAGACGGCAACCACTACTAAAAAGCTGGTTTTCGAGCTGTATGTCTACTCAGCAGATGGGAAAGTGGTAGCCCAATACGAAACCGATCAGTTCCGATATGAGTTTTACGGCCTGAATGCAGGAAGTTACACGCTTGGGGTTCGTGGTCGAAACGAAAATGGAATGAAAGGCGCTGAGACTCAGGTAAGCCTGATTATCGGAGCGCCTAAGCCCCCGAACTCGGTTCAGTGGATACCTGGCCCACTTCAGGCCACTTTAGTTCCGGTCATGTCTGTTACTGCCACATCTGATACTTCTTTTGAATTTTGGTACGCAGGTGAGACTCCGATTCCATTGTCCGACGACATTGAGAATAAAGCTCAATTCCTTGGCCGTGGCAATCAGTGGACCATCCAAAAACTTAAGTTTGACCATGTTTATTACGTTTATGTTCGAACTCGTAATGCATTTGGCGTTTCAGGATTTGTAGAGGCTTCTGGAAAACCAACGGACGACTTCAGTGATATCACCAATGCAATCCTGGAGGAGATTAAAGAGACTGATACGTTCAAAGACCTGATCGAGAGCGCGGTGGAGAGCAGTGAAAAGTTCGCAGAACTGGCTGATGCAATCAAAGAGAATGCAAACGGTCTTGCAGCGGCGGTTGGATCGAATAAGCAGACAGCAGAAGCAATCATTGGGAACGCCCTGGCTATTGCTGATGTTGTTGTGCGTCAGACAGCCCAGCAGGGCGCTAACTCTGCGACCTTCGAACAGCTCCGGGAGGTGATCGCCACTGAGACGGAGGCTCGCGTCACGGATGTTACTCGTCTTGAGGCAAAAACTGAGCAGAACGAGGCGGGAATTACCGAGGTAAGGCAGGCTCTGTCAGATGAAACGCAGGCGAGGGCGACAGCTGTCGACCAGCTTACTGCGAATACTCAGGTCATTTCTGATAAAGCTGATTCGGCTTCGAGTAAAGCTGACGCTGCATCAGGTAAGGCAGATGCGGCCGAGCAAGCCAGCTCGCAAAATACTGCTGATATCACCACGTTGCGACAGGTTGTCACAGACACGACTTCATCAATGGCATCCCGCCTGGAGGAGCTGGGAGCAAGAACCGATACTGCCAGCGGCGGCATCCAGAATAACGCTATCGCGCTAATAACGAGTACGCTGGCGCAGGTTGATCAGCAGGTGAGACTGAGCGCGCAGTACGGTGACAGCATGGCCGGCATCGATCGTATTGATAATGTTATGGCAAGCGACAGGGAGGCAACAGCGCGTTCGCTGCTGAGTTTGCAGACTGACGTGAACGGCAACAAGGCAGCAATCAACAGCCTGAACCAGACGTTTTCCAATTATCAGCAGGCCACGGCCACGCAGATAAACGGCATTACGGCGACCATCAACGGGCACACTTCAGCGATCACCACCAACGCGCAGGCCATTGCGAACGTCAACGGCGACCTGAATGCGATGTACAGCATCAAGGTAGCTATTGACTCAAATGGCAACCAGTACGCAGCAGGAATGGGCATTGGTGTTCAGAATACGCCATCTGGAATGCAGTCGCAGGTGCTCTTCCTGGCTGACCGTTTCGCGGTAATGGCGCAGGCTGGTGGGGCGGTGTCGTTGCCGTTCGTAATCCAGAACGGACAGACCTTCATCCGGGCCAGTTTCATTCAGGACGGCACAATTGAGAATGCCAAAATCGGCAACTATATCCAGTCGAATAATTATGTGGCTGGATCTGCAGGCTGGAAGCTTGATAAGGGAGGGTCGTTCGAAATCAACGGCGTGGCCGGGGGCGGGAGGATGCTGATAACCAGCACTCTCATTCGTATCTATGACAGCAACAACGTGCTGCGCGTCAGAATGGGGTTATGGTAATGCCACAGGGTTTGCAATGCTGGGACGGTGCAGGTCGGGTTGCAGTGGATTTAAGCGATTACGCGATCCGTTACATGGGCAGCGCAACGGTTTCGCTTGCTTCAGGAGAGACGTCAAAAAATGTCGCCTTTTCTGGCGCAACGCAGGACGGTACGTTTGTCACCATCGTTTCCACTGGCGTGACTGTAAACGAGTATTTTTGCCGCGCTTATAACGGCGGCTTTACTCTCTACTATCTCCCCACGGGTGGAAGTGCCGCAATCACTCTCAATGTTGAGGTTTATAACTTTCAATGAGCGGATTCGAAGTTTACAACAGCGACGGCAAACTGCTGGTGGATTCACAAAACAGATCGACCCTGTTTTATGATCAGCGAACGTTGGGTGCCGTTACCGATAAAGGCTCCTACCGCACTCAGCGTTGGCCAGGGTGGCACTGGTGCGAAAACCGCCGCAGACGCTCGCACAAACCTTGGTTTAGGAACATCAGCAGTACGCGATGAGCAGACTTCAATTAATGACGCAACCGCAGATAGAGTAATGACAACCGGCAAAGCGTTTGGGTTGGGTTCTCAGGTTGGTATTCAGACTGCAATAGGGTCAGCTGGCCCGGTTGGCTTCTACGGTTCCTCTGGAACTAACTGGGGAAGTCCCGGTGGGCTGACAGGTGGGTTTGGTGTCATTCAGATGCCAGGCAACAATGCTCTTTACAGGACCCAATTTGCCACCACAGATTCGGGTACCAGAGCATTTCTTCGAGCGATTCAGAACGGAACGTTTGGGTCATGGGTTGAATTCTATACCTCAGGTAACACAACCAAAGCCAGTGACGGCACGCTCAAGGCTGCATCACCGGTCGTGCGTATCGTGAAGTCTCAGGAAGAAAACCAGCGTACTGATGTAGACGAAGACGGATTCTCCTGGTGCGGTTGCGCTACGGCAAATGAGGAGGCCGAGGGGGTTCATATAAGCCGCATCGATGTCGGTGTTTATACGCTGACTGGCTCTGCCGGTCTGGCATCTTCTGGCTGGCAACTTCTGCCGCCGATGGATCCGGGTGGGATGGGTGAGCTCGGTATTGTTGAAGCTGCGAAAGGGGATGATGGGGTTCTGACCATTCGCCTGTTTAAGCGCAAATACATGCTGAGCGATGAAGGGGAGATCGTCAAAACAAAAGGGGCTCCTATGGATGTTCCGGCCAACAGCTGGATCGACGTTCGCCTCGATATGCCAGAGGATAGCATCTGGAAAACAAGAGCTTCCGAAGCTTCTCTTGAACTGACAGAGCAGCCTGAGGACATTCAGCCTTAAAAATTAATAGGCGAACCCAAATTGATCTGCATTCCATTCGAAACTACTGTATATAAACACAGTAATAAAGGGAGTGCAGATTATGCCCCGAATTTCAGATATTCAGGCCGCCTTTATTGCGGCCATAGAGCTTAACCCAAAGGGCTACCGCTACCTGAGAACAGACAGCTTTATAGAAAAGTTGCGTGGTTTTAACTGGCACTTCACCCGAGCCGACGCCAATGCATGGATAGAGCGCAATCAGCCAGGCTTCGCTGACAAGACGACAGACGGTAGCGACAACAGGTACTGGATCCTGCGTAGCATGGGGAGGGTGCACTGATGGGATTTCCTTCACCGGCGGCTGATTTCGTAGCACCGCGTTTATCTCCGGAAATTATCTGCGGGATCGGCATGGACAGCCGCATCCTCGAAACCTCGTCTGGCTTTGCGGTTATCGAGCCGTGCACCAGACTGGTACAGAATCAGGTTCTGCTAATCCTCAGCGGCGGACGGACTCAGTTTGCCAGAGTCATGGGCAGGGCGCTGATTTGTGATGATGGTGAAGCGATAGAGGGGGAGGCTGCGGAAGAGGTTGAGGTGATGGGGCGGGTGACGTTCTTCATCAACAGCGTGATGCAGGATGACAGGGTGGTGTGA